ATCCACAATGTCATGTTATAACCTGTCACACTTCGCTAACAGTTACTTGTATCTTTCATCGGAACTACCTTCCACTAAAAAGTTTGAAGCTATTGCCACGGACAACATAAAAAGATTATGGTTTTTTCGAAGACATTTAGGAATAGAAATGCCTGTTGCTATTAAAAACATACTTGTTGCTATATTAAATTTAAACTGATCCAACCAATTACGTTTTTTAATTGGGTTTTGTATGTTACTTAACAATAAATCCATTTTACCATTCTTGATAGTTTTATCATAAAAATTTTTCAATACCGTTGATTTAGGGTTTTGTCTTGCTTCGTTTACTAAGTCATTAACATATTTCTTGGCTTCATCAGGTAAATTAAAAAATTTGTCTTGAACTTTCATTGCGCGTTGAATATCCATAAATTTAGAACCTGTAAACTTAGGTTTATTATATCAAATTATTTCGTTTTAGATAATCTGTGTAAACGTCTGTTCCCATTATTTTCAAAAAATCAATGCAATCGTTTACATAAGGCCCGTAAGTGGGAACCGCGTCCCAATAATGATAAAAATGATAAAGGTCAATAACTTTGCTGCCTAAAGTGTACAAAGTCTCTCCTGTAATTTTACCATCAATCTCTTTTACAATTGTTTCGATTTTTTCAACCGATGCAATTACCAATCAGCAGAAGATGTTTTTTATTAATCGCATTTATTTAAACCAGACAAACTTGTGATGGCAGTCCTGGCAATAAAATTGCCTATTTCCTGCTTTAGTATCGGGTAATTGGTGAAGATTGTGGCTGTGGCACCTGGGACAATGCTCTTCCTCTGGGGGGAGCAATTCTCCCAATTCCAGGCACCGATAAACTTTATAAACGGCGCGGCGGACGTGTTCTTGTTGCACGCCTAACTTTTCGGCTAATTTTTTACTAGCTTTGTACCGATAAAACTTGTGCTTTTCGGTAAGGGGCAAAGGAAGAATTCCGTAGAAATCAGCCCATGCCCGATAAATGTTAGCTTGTCTTGGTGTAATCGGCATGATCAAAACTGTAATATTTTCAATAATCCTCTAATCAAGACAACTAATAACTGACAACCAATTCAACCTATCTAGTGTTGCATCCCAAAATTCCATAAGGATCGCCGTCTTCTTCCACATCTATACTATTCCATCGCTGAATAATTTCTTCAGCAAAAGCCTTAGTTAGTAAGTCGTTTGGACGATAATATGATCTTCTGTAATGGGTTACTTCTGCGGCAGTTAAAAATTCAGAAGTAGTAGTCTGGGAATTAATATAATCAGCAAATTTTTGAGCAGTCATTACCTTTTTGGAGTTAGCCATTTTCTTCTTGATGATTTTCCCCCTACTAAAAGCTTCGGGGTATCCCTAATAGGGATTATTAGATAAAGCGCACGCAACTACGACTATAGTTCATAGTTTCAATTCCTAATAGGAGTTCTTTGTGCAACTACCTCAAGTAAATCACCTAATTCGTAAAAATAGGTGTTTTGCTGTGCCACTTTAGGCACTGGCACGCTGAAAAAAGCGGTAACATACTTCTTGATAGGAGATGCTCTGAATTTCCCCTTTGACATTTTCAAATACCCAGTAATCCCCATCGCTATCTTGATAAATAGCATTTAAATCAATAGGAATCTCAAAAATTGCTGACACCTCTCCTTTTTTACCTTCAAATTTTCGACTTACAGGCTCGATAAACTTCTTAGTGAATCCACCGTGCTTAATATCTTTTTCGGGTGAGATTTTCGCTACCCACGCTTTCCAAGCTCGCTTGGGAGTTTCTAGGGTAAGAGTGCGAGTTTTAGGCAATCTTTTAAAGCTTACGATAGTATTTTTTTGAAGCTGTTCAATTGCGGCTTCTACTGCTAAGATTTTAATCACTAATTTGGCTTTATTACGATTGCCATGAGTCGCTCGTAATTGAGCATTCATCTTGTTTAATTTTGTTTTTAGCGTGCTCACTTCGATCTCCTATTTGTCTATACTTTAATCTAATCACCTATTTTCATATCGTGGGAGTTAGATTGTGGCAGTTTATCAAGTGTCACACTTTGCCAACTATCTGAAAATTATCATGATATATTTAGAATATAAGCACTAAACCGAGTGCATCCATTAATTAGAGCCTCCATAAGCTACTGGGCGGATCAGTAACCGATTTGAAATAGTAGTCGGCTGGTGAGACTGGTTAATGAAGTGCATCCATTAATTAGAGCCTCCATAAGCTACTGGGCGGATCAGTAACCGACTTGAAATAGTAGTCGGCTGGTGAGACTGGTTAATGAGTCGTTCTAAGCTTGCTGGTGTAAACCCAGTAACCGATTTGAAATAGTAGTCGGCTGACGCACGCACTTGGTTTAGTGCTTATTACTTTAAATAGATTCTTAGTTACTCTAGCGATTTACTGTCACTGGATTTGGGCAAAAGTGATAACACCTAGACAAGCCTACATCTATCTAGTGTGGGCAAAAAACAACAATCTTGACCCAGTGCCTGTTACTTCCCGGCATCGGAACTATCGCTTTAGAGTGGCATCAACTACAGCAGAATTAGGAATAGGTAAAGAACGAGTTAGGCAAGTTTTGGCTAAAGTCCTTGAACTGCTATCAAAAGGAAACCAAATTGAGGAGGCAACCGACCTAATACTACAAGAGTACAAAAAATTTAATTAATCAAAACCCGTCAATCAATTGACGGGTTTTTAGTTAGTATTGTTAACAATCTGTTAGCAGTGTATTAACAGTGAAAAGTATTGATATATATACGTTTTATTAGTTTGTTGTTTTTGTTAGCAGGTTCCCTAATTTTCGTTTTTTTTGTGTCCAGATTCCCTAATATAGAAAATTCTATATTAGGGAATAATTGATTATTTAATGTAGTACAATATTAATATGCCCTCGTTGACGCGAGGGACTAACTAAGTCAACCTACTGTAGAGGCTAACATGGCTGATCTAATTTTACAACGTTTTGATCACGACGGCATCGAGCTAATTATCGACACTCAGACCGGTGAAAGCTTTGCCTCAATCAAAGGATATGCTCGTATGTCAGGGAAAAGCCACAACGCTATCACTATGCGATTAAACCGGCTACCTAAAGAAGATAGCAAGGGGGTAACTTCTGAATCTCCAAATCACCCTCAAATTCAAACAGGGAGCGGGTTACAAGGGGGTAACACAATGGGGTTAGGATTAGGATTGCTAAAACAGGCTCAAATTCAAACAGAGGGCGGGTTGCAAGGGGTTTATCTAATCCCAGAAGACCTAATCTGTAAGTGGTTGCCAAAGGATAATCCTGAGTTAGCCTCTCAAGTGCTTAAGCTAGGAGTCCGATTATTCCTTCACACATTAGCTGGTTTTCGCGTCAAGAGCGAGGCAATTACAGAGGTAAGGCAACTTGAGAGCCAAATCGTCAAACTAAGCGAAGAGAAGCAAATACTAGAGGAGTTGATCAAAACTCAAAAGACTATGATCGCTGACTTTAGCAGTAAAAACTCGATGCTTGACTATAAGCGGCTAGTGATCGAAGAATTACACGCTGAAAAAGAGCGCGATATAGCTAAATTTAACCTACTCGAAACCGAACGAGAAAAAGCACGGGGATGGCGAGGCGGTCGAATGCTCATGAGAAACGATAAAAAACAGTAAAAATACCTAAACCCATATAAACCCCCTATGGACTCATAGGGGGTTTATAGTTTGTTGGTTTGTAAATAGATTGTAGATAAGGTGATCAACAATAAAAAGCATTGATATATATAGGTTCTAGACTTTGTTAGTATTGTTACTCTATTTCCCCGTGTCAGGATTTTTTATCCTTTTCTTATTGTCCAGTTCGTTTATCTCTCCCTATTTTTTCTCTCTCTGTATAGAGTGTCGACAAGATAAACAAACCTCGAAATCTATACTCTGCAAGGATTTCGATTGTAGATAACCTTATCTACAATCTATCTACAGACTAACAGACTTATTGCTGACTTTGGTTTTTTCTTTCTATTGCTAAACTTAGTTATCTCTCGCAGTCTTTTTATTGTCCAGCCTGGTATATTTTCTTATCTTTTCTTTTTCCCTATAAACCATTGACAACGTTAACAAAGCCTAAAACCTTTACTCTGCAAAGGTTTCGATTGTCGATCACCCTATCTACAATCTATCTACAATGATAACAAGTAAATATACTTAGTACAAACGTTCAGAAATAATTCTCCCAGATAGTTGACTTTATTGGGAGAATGATCCACAATAGAAAGTAACCAAAACACACAACGACGACATGAACACCTTACAAACTAAATTAGCTCGATTGGAATCTCAACTTAAGATTACAAAAGGCAATCGTGCCAAAGCTAAGATTGTTATAGAAATTCTAAAAGTAGAATCAGCTATTGAACAGTTAAAGCCCAAAAAAGAAATAAAAGTAAAAAATATAACTGTTAAAATCCCTGTTAGTGTTTCTACCCTTAAAAAACACTGCTGCAACGTGCCATCTCCTAAACTGACAGACAAAGAAATTATTGACGGATGGAAGTATTCTTTGGCTGCCCAATCAATGCAAAGAGACCTTAGAACACAAAAAGATATTCAATGGGGAGATCGCCATCTCCTTCTACAGGTAGTTTATTGGGTTGATCAATACCAGCAAGAAATGGATAAAAGGGGATTAACAGAAAAATACTGTCTATGGATCGAGAAAAAACAAGCATTTAAAGACGAATTTTATCGGAAACCAGAAAAGACAATTAATAAATCTAAGGATACTCAAATCAATATAACCGAAACTCAAGCAATTGAACTCAGAACCAAACAATTAGAATTAAATCTTTTCGGTGAGATGCCATGCGTAAATAAGTTTCAAGAAGTAATCGATAACACAAAATTTACCAAACAGACCATATCTATTCTAAACAGAGAAGGTGAAACTAGAAAAGTAAAAGGAGAAGCTTTGGGCGATTATCTGATTTCTGCGGGAGGAAATGACGCTTACTGCATTTATCACATCCCAACAGGATTAGAAATAATGTCTAGTGTAGGATTTAAAACTAGAAACCCAGTTAAGTATGAAAATCTAAGCGAAAAAGAAGCGGCTAGGTTAGCTGTCAAAAAGTTAGTCGCCGCTAACATTGACATTCCAGGTTCTTACTTAGAATGGAATAAGTATAGCGCAATTGAAAAAGCAAAAATAGGGCAAAACATCATAGATGCTTTTGATGACAAGGCTAAAGCTTCATGAGTACACTTATCGCTTAGTCAGCAATAAAAAACACTTAGCTTAGTTAAGCGTTTTTTATTGGTACAAATGCTCAGAAAAGATTCTCCCAATTTATTGACATTACTGGGAGAACGATCTATGATAGAAATGTAAACAAAACACGGAGAAGTAACAATCATGAACACAGAACAAACTGGATTTAAAAAGTTTAAAGCCAACAGACTTCGTATTTACGAAGATGGTTACATCGGTCCCCACGGATGGTACTGGGAAAGTCACGCAATTGCTAGTTTTATAGCAAAAGCTATTCAGACAAAACACGGCCATAATATGACTGACGTTCTAAATTACACCACTATCTATGTCTCGGAGCTAGTTAAGGTTCCTGCGGGGGGTTTAGCTTGCGGATGTCATGACACACTCTACAGCGTGACGGCTTTAGTTGATTTGCCCCTAGAGTTGCCGACGGAAAAAGAGATATACGCCGCTTACAAACACAATAACGCCCATTTCAACGGCGTAGAGGCTATAAAAGGCGGTTATCACTTTTATAGCATTTGGTAATAAGCAACTAAGTCAAAACGGGGATAATTCCCCGTTTCGTATTAACACTAACAAAAACCACTATGATCTTAATCTTATCTCTTGAATTGGAAGATTTTGAAGTTTTAAAATCTTCTATTCAGAAAATCGACAACATTGACACTAACTTAAGTCTTGTTAAGCTACAAGATTACTCTTTATCGGGCATAGCCTTGACAAGAGTAGCTTTAATCTGTGATAAGCCTCCTCAGATAATCGCAAAAAAAGGAATCAACTTTTCTACAGAAGCAGTTATCCCTGAAACCAAATACTGCGTTGCTTGCTTAGTTTTAGGTAAGTTTACGCCACTCAATACCCGTAACAATTCTGGATACTGCTTGGAACACCGAGAACTCGATCCTAAACGAAAACAGGATCAACACCAACGTTACAAACAAAGACGTAGTACAAACGTTCAGAAATAATTCTCCCATCTACTTGATTTTATTGGGAGAATTTTGTAAGATAAGACTAGGCAAACAAACACAAGAGGACAAAGTTATGACTTCCATTAATGATGATTGGTTACTTTACGAGTATGAAACATTGGTACTTATCAAGCATATCGAAAAAAATCTCAATCAAATTAACCAAAGATACTTTGAGGGAAACCACGGAATACTAAGCGTCACCGATAACGGCAATTATGTTACAGTCAAAAGACAGGGTTTATCTGTTGCTGACTATGACACTCAAAAGCTTTTTGACGCACTAGAAAATTTTAGTCAAGAAGAGTACGAGCTTTCCTGTTACGATCTTTGGGATTATTTCGATCATTGTAAATACACCCCACAAGAGGACAAAAAAATGACTTCAAATATCGAACTTTACGAAAAAGCCACAATTATCAGGTTTTTCCAAAGCACCCTCAATCAAATTAACCAAGAGTGTTTCGGAGAAAAATTGTCAGTCACTGATAACGGTGATTATGTTACGGTCAAAACGCAAGGGTTATTTGTTGCAAATTATGACATCCAAAAGCTTTGGAACGCACTAGAAAACTATGATCAAGAGGACTGTGTTAAATTTGATAATTTGTGGGATTATCTTGATAATTGTAAATACATCCTTCCAGAAAATCAGGAAACTGAAAATGAGTTAAAGACTGATGACGAGTTATCTTTTTCTGAAAAAACACAGGTTGCCCTCGTTGATTTGTTGTTAAGTGAACCTGACTTAGAATACCAAGAGTTCAATAAAGCATGGATTGAAAAGGAAACCTTAAAATGGGAAAATATTGAATTGACTCAATCTATTCAAGAGATGCACAATCTCAGACGGCGTGAACTTAAAGAAGGATCTGAGATTATTAACCACTTGACGGCCCGTATTCATGAATTAAAACAGGACAAAGAGTCTAGTGGAGCATGGATTGAAAACTTAAAGCAACGAATACATGATCTTGAATGTACAGTTTCTCTACTGCAAAAAGAAACAAATCAAATAACAGTTCTAAACGAATCTGTTACTCAATTACAAATTCGTATTTATCAACTGGAACAGGAAAACAAGCAACTAAAAACCAATCAACTAGAAACCAAACTAGAACCTAAACTGACGGATAACAAGGCTAAAAAACCTAAATTTAAATTACCAGAAAACTTTGCTGACTACCAGCAAGAGTGCGACGACTTAATTGATGCCTTATCCTGTTTTTACAATATCAAAAAAGGTAAATGGGGAAAAGACATTCTCCAGTTTATTCTTACTCCCAACGATACCGAAAAAGCAAAGCATCCATATCCTGACAAGTGGAAAGCAGGGCTATATTTGCAGTCTGGTGCAGCCTGGACAGTCGATAAAGTCAATCTATCCGACCCTGATGAATGGGAAGACTGGTTCATGGATGTCAACGACTTCGCTGACGCTAACGACATAGAGATTAGTTAGTTTCTAGTTATCAGTTATCAGTAGTACACTTGTTCAGAAAAGATTCTCCCAGATAGTTGACATTACTGGGAGAACGATCCATAATAGAAAGTAACCAAAACACAGAAAAACAAGATTATGGATAACGCTAAACAACCAATCGAAACAACACAAATTTCTGAAATTAAAAAAGCTCGAATTTTCTGCAAAGAGATTGAGCAAATAACTCAATCTCTAAATCAGGAAGCACAAACAGTGCTAGGCAAATATCCGACGCTGTAATCAGTTATTAGTTATCAGTTGTCATCCGTCAAAAAGTGTGTGATTGCTTTATTAGCTTGATTTTCCGAGATTTTTGGCAGTCCTGCGATCAGTGTAACTATAGGTAAATCTACAAACTACAAAAAGATAATAAAAAAGTTTGACAAAACACTTGACATACAAACATATACCTGTCATTATAGGTATATACCAAAAAACCAAAGGAGTTCACGATTATGACTACTGCTACCATCGACAAAATTGATTCTCAAGTCGCTGACATTCAAAATGAGATTGATTATCTCAAATCTCAAATTGAGATTTTCCAAGCCAAGCTATCTGATTTAGAAAATTTAAAAGCGCAAAAAGAAGCGCAAAAAGAAAGAGTTCAAAAGTTTGAAGACAAAACCTCAAAAGTATTGACAGAAGCAGAGTCCCTAAATGTAGAGATTCCTTCAAAAGAAGAATTTGAAAAAGTCTATGATATTCCCCATTATCAGGGCGGACTGACCGATCAAGAACGAAAAATCCTTTGGAAGCTCCCCTATCATTTGGAAGAGGCTATTGCCGAGGATCAATGTGTAACAAAATCTCGGTTATCTGGGATTAAAAGCAGTCTTTACAAAAAATTTGAATTGCAAGGTACACCTTGTCAAAAAACCATCGCACTTAAAGCTATGTCTGTTATGTATCTTAGCTAGTCTAATCGGGGTTTAAAAATATTTCTTAAACCCCTTGACAACATACAAACATATCCCCTACAATGGGGATATAGAAAAACAAACACAAAAGAGTTAAACAGATGAACGGGTTAAACACATTAAAGGAATTTGCTCAAAAATTCAAAAATGTCACTATTGGTTCTCACGAACACGGGCAACTATTTGTTAAAACAGAAAGAAGTCTTAAAAGGCTAAAATCTACTGAATTAGTAGCACTTGCAAGCAAAATAGGACTAATTACTTCAACCATTAACGGGAAAACGTTAGGTTACACCAAAGATCAATGGATTGATCTACTGTTACAGTATTCTCATCTATCATTAAATGACAATGCAATGTCCTAAATGTCAATCACAGAAAATCTCTAAAAAAGGGTTCTCTGTGTCAGGAAAACAGAGATACCGATGCAAGGATTGCAATCATCATTTTACTGGTAATCCGGCAGGAAAACCCCCCCACCCTGATTCAATGACTAACGCCGAAAGATGTCGTCGTTATCGGCTGAAAAAAAAACAAAAAAACACTTGACATACAAACATATACCTGTCATTATAGGTATATACCAAAAAACCAAAGGAGTTCACGATGACCGAAAAACTACCCAATCAAGTCGCATTAGAAATGGTGAACTTACCAGCAGGTGAATTTCTCATAGGCTCTCCTGATAGTGATCCCGATGTTCAAAATCATCAAAAGCCTTCACACCAAGTTAAAGTCAACAGTTTTGCTATTGGCAAATATCCGGTGACTCAGGAACAATATCAAGCAGTAATGGGAACCAATCCCTCTCACTTTAAAAATAATCCCCAAAATCCGGTAGAACAGGTTAGTTGGGACGATGCTAGAGCTTTTTGTCAGAAATTGAGTCGAATAACCGGTAAAACCTATCGCCTACCCACAGAAGCGGAATGGGAATATGCTTGTCGAGCAGGTACAACTACTACATATTATTTTGGTGATGATGCTAATCAGTTAAGAGATTATGCTTGGTATAGCGAAAATTCTAATGACACAACTCATCCCGTAGGACAGAAAAAGCCCAATGGTTGGGGACTGTATGACATGAGTGGTAATGTTTGGGAGTGGTGCGAAGATAGTTGTCTGCGCGGCGGTTCTTGGTTCATCAATCCGAGGTACTGTCGCAGTGCGGTTCGTTTCTGGCTCTTCCCCGGCTTCCGCTTCAACTTCAGCCTCGGTTTTCGAGTTGTCTGCGACAATTAGTCAGTTATCAGTTATCAGTTGTCAGCAACGAATCAACGGGAGTAATTATGCTATCATTTCAAGAGTTTCAAGAACAAGTTTTGAACGTTCTTAGTCCAAGTGAAAGAGAATGTAAGTTTTGGAAAAGTTGCTCAAGTTTCTCGGCAGATATTAATTATCATGGCGTAGAATATGTATCTTTTCAGGTAAGATACATAATAGACGAGAAAAACTGCAATTGCGGGCAGTGGTTTATTCAAAAAACTTACACGCAAGAATGTAACACTTTTTCGGATTCTTTAACTCAAGGCATAGAAACTATTGGTAAACAAACCACAGAATGTATTAACGGTGAGTTACAAGTTTTTTTTAAAATTCAAAAAGGATGGAGAAACGTTAAATTTAAAGAATTGTTTGAGTCTTTAATGATAAATTAATATCTCACCACGAGACATAAGAGTTGACTATCCGTAATCGGTTAGTCTAAAGTTGCTATAATAGCTGTAAGTTATCCTTACAGCTATTTTTTAATGATTAACTGGAATCTAGGAAGACAATTAGCCATTGAGTCTTTTAATGAAATGGTGGGCGAATTTGCCCAAGAGATTAACTTTCAGATAAAAGATACTAAATGGAACTGGCCACGGGAGACTGTACGAAAAAATGGCGGTGTAGTTGGCTCACCCCGGGACATTGTAGATACAGGTGAGCTAAAAAATAGCCAATTTATTGAAGATGTATCAGATACCTATAAAGTAATCGGGTACACGGCTGATCATG